TAGTAGAAACAACAATTTTATTATAAAGCCCTGATTCTGGATTATATGGATTATATCCTTCTAAATGATCCAATCTATTGAGAGTCTCATCAGTTACTTCATAGACTTCACCTTGTACAGATGTTTTGGTGCTTTTATCTAATATGATTCCCGGAAACCACCCAAGATCCAACATTGTAAATCCAGTAATTTCAGATTTACCGAGTAACTTTGAATCTTTTAATAATCCACTATTACCCATTCCCTTGAGTAATGACCCATATACAAATACTTTATTCATAGTTTTTACTTTTAGATATTAAATTTTGTATTAAATAATCAGATACTAGTTCAAATCCCATCTCTTCTGGATGATACTGAACAGCAGCAATTGGTAGTTCAGAATGTCTGATTACTTCTATTGAAGATGAAGAGGATTTACCTTTTGATACTCCAAGAATATCCAAACATTCGGGTATTCCAACACTCGATACACATTGATGATGCATAGAATTTACTTTTAGTATAGGCTCTTTCCCTGAAAGACATTCTCTTTTGAATCTCTCTTTAAAGTCATTATGAATCAATATTAAATTATGTACCCCAGCACTTCTATCTGCAATTTCATTAGTTTCGTGATGTGTAATATGCTGAATTAATTGAGCTCCATACATAACAGCTATTGATTGTAATCCTCTGCAAATACCGAACACGGGAGTACCATTTTCAATATATTTAGGAAGTATGTTAGTATCAAAATATTCTTTAATAAGATCAGGCTTAGAAGTTTTAAAAGATGGGATGGCTCCATATCTTCTTGGATCTATATCAGCCCCTCCAGGAATTACAAGTAAATCAACCGATTTATCTACTTTCTCTGAAAGAGTTAATATTTTTACAATACCATAATCACTAAAAAATTCTAAATAGGGTAAAGTAACTCCAAATGAATTTTCTCCCGTCTTCCAACCTGGAATTCCAATTATTACATCTTTATCTTTTAATCTCATCTTTATTTGTTTTAGTACATTTACAAGAATTTGTTGTTTTAATTACATATCCATTATAAGACTCCTGTCCTTTATAAGTATTCTCATGTTCAAAATAATATATCTGTTTCTCTGTTAAATTACATCTTACAGTTACAGAAATAGTTGTGTCTGGTAAAAATCCAGGCATAGCATATGTATTTATTTGAGTACAAGACCAACAACTGGGTTTGTCTTTTTCACACCCAAGTATTATAACTATAGTTATTGCAAAAAATAAAAATATTTTTTTCATAATTAGATTTTATTCAAATTCATAAGTTGCTACAATTTTACCTTTATCAGGATATTTATCTTTCATTAATCTCTTTGCTAATCTATTAGCTAAAAATTTCCAGATAAAAAGATTAACAAGATTTCCATTATAATAAACTTAATAATATTTTTGACCTGAATCTCCTCTTTTATATATTATCTCTATTTTATTCATTTTAATATTCTTTAAATATCAACATATTGAGCAATATCCATATGACCATTTTTCCAATGCTCTCTAATAGATTCTTGACTCCATAAAAAATGTCCACAAGGACATCCATAACAATCAGCATATTTTATTGTTTTTGTTTCTTTATCAATATATGTTGTATCAGGTGGATTCGGTAATCTAAACATACCTATAAACTTATGCTTTGTAGGATCTACTTTATTAGTATCCACAAGCTTTCCATTTAAATATATCATAATTTTTAATTTTTAAGAATTTTATTAAGTACTGAAATTGCAAATATTTTTCCATAATTTTTAACTAAATCGCTAAAATCTTTACAGTGATATTCTTCTGGAATAAAAATAGAAGGTAAATCATATTTATCTACATATGATTTAGCTAGTTCCATACCTTGACGATCATTATCAAATAGTGTAACTACTCTACTGAATCTATTCTTATACTCATCTATAACAGAGTCTTTTATATAAGAACTCTCTGATTGTACTCCTATAGAAGGTATTCCCGTAGACTCATAAATAGACATTACATCTTTTAATGATTTAGTTATTATAAGTAATTCTCCAGAAGAAGGTAACTGAGTATATCCTTGATGAACATTATATGGATGATTAGTTCTCCATTTATTAGCCTTACTAGCATTAGGACGATAAATCTTATAAGTAATATTACTATCTTTATATTCAATATAAGCATATGTAAGACCTTTTGTTTCAATATAAAGATCTCCCATAAAAAAACCTTTTATGGGAATTACATTAAATAGTTCTAATGTAGGTTTGCTAATATTAAATGTTTTCCAAAAAGATATATCACTTTCTTTCCAATGATCTGCTACTATCTTAATTTCAGTATACAACTTCTCTAACCTAGGTTTATCTACAAATTCTTTTTTAGGAACAGGATTTGAATTGTCAAGATCAGAATCTATCCTTTTAATAGCATCATAATAATTTCTTAATCCTAATAAGTACTGAACAAATCTTATACAATCACCTCTTCGTCCTGCGAAATCTTTAAACAACAAACACCCATGTTGTTTACTATAGAAGACATTAAAAGAGGGGATCTTATCATCAGTTCTTAAAGGACTACGATAAGTCTCCCCAATTTCAAAGTCTCCTAAATAATATTTAAAGATCTCATAATCTGAATATTTACTCAAGAGTTCTTCTTTTGAAAGATCTTGATGTAAAATTTTAGGATCATTAAGATTTATTGTCATTTATTGTCTTTTTTGTTTTACAATTATATAAATGAAAAATCTTTTTTAAATCTTTAGAACTTATCCTGTTAAATTCAGAACAAATATCTACAAATTCCTTATGATATTCTTCCTTTTTATCTATTGATAATTTAGTCAAAACACCATGTTTTGCAGACCCTAAGAGACGAGATTCAGATTTAATCCTACCTGTCTTTCTGCAAAATAATTCTTTCTCTCCACAAATTGCAACTCCAAGTTTAAGAGTCATAAAATCTTTTGAAAGTGTACCCGATACCGTAAATCTTCGATTATCGGTAGTAACACCGTGATAAAACATTGTCCTCATAATAATTTATTTTTATTAGTATTAAAATATAGTTTTATTATTTTATTTTTATTCAAGTTCTAATTGAGACTCATTAAAAATATGTAAAATACCATTATCAATCATCTCAGCAACTACTCTTGTTTCACCAGAAGTTGTTTTAAAAATACCAACAACAATACTGGGAAATTTATATCCTTTAGGTTTATAAACTCTATCTCCTACTTTAAATTTCATAATTTTATATTTAATTGGTTAGTGCCCAAGACAGGATTTGAACCTGCACGATCATTACTAATCATTGGATTTTAAGTCCAACATGTCTACCAATTCCATCACTAGGGCATAAAAAAGGGGTACATTACATACCCCTTAAGATTACTTAATACTTGTTATTATGAACACTTATACATTCAACCAATCTAAGTTATCGGGATTACCATTAGGAAGTGTACCTCCTGTTGGTTTAGGAATTAGAGTATCAGTTGCCGTAGGTTGAGGAGCTGTCTTTACCATATTATCACTACTTGTAAACGATAGTTTATTTTCATCTGCCATTGGCTGAATAAAACTACCAAAGTTTCTAAAACCAAGATACTGACTTGGGTTCTTTGTAGTTCCATAACAAGCAGCTACTCTAAAAGGTTTATTTAATGCTGGTGCTACCATTTTCATTACACCATCAAGAACTTCTACTGGAGTATTCCAAACAGGAAATATTACTGCATCCCCCAATACTCCTCTCGCTAACATAATTAATCTTTGTGCCTGATATTTTGTAAAGGCTGCTGAATCAGGCTCCTGATAATAAAATCCTTCATTAATTGATCCTCCAGACAGATCAGTTGCTACTACTTTATAAGTAGGCTTTTTATCGTCTGATCCTGGTGCTTTCTTTTCAATAGAAATTTTAACATTATCTACCACCCCTGCTTTCCCATCGTTAAAAATCTTAAACTCCTTAACGAATTCTTCACTTTTGTTTAAATCTACTGACATAATCTTTACTTTTTAACCATTAATTATTACTATTTTCATATTTATCTATACAAGCTGCTACATAACCAAGATCATTTGGAATATATACATCTTTAAACATTCCATATGGACTCTTTGCAGGGTATACATCATCTCGATTTGTAACAAATTGATATGTAGCTTTTTTTGCTGTATCATTCCAAACTGTTTTGGTAAATAATAATACAGTAAATAATCCGGGTAGTTCGATTTTCTCGTCTACCATTTTTCCAACTGTTTTAATCTTTTTAATTATATTACCAAATCCTACTTCTACATCCTCAGAATGAGCAAGAACAAAAGTTTTTATATCACTACGTAATTTTCTTCCTGTATTAAGAACTTGCATACAATGCATGGCTATTTCATTCCACTTATCCCAATCTTTTCTTAAAGCTTTTTCAACAAATT